TACTTTGTCTAAAGTATGCTCTATAGGATCCTCGCGGCATATCGGCGAAAATTCCATCACCAAATACGTATGAGATTTGATCTGATTCGCGTGACTGCACACTATACAATGTTCTTATGTCTTTAGATAAGCTGTTATAAATTACGTTATTTCCTATAACGCTAGGTACTTGTGTCCACTGTCTATATAAATCATTATTGGAGTCTAATTCATATAACCACACGTCGTTATTATTAACGTTACTTGTGTTAATTAAAACTTGTCTGTTAGGAATTGCTTGATCAATCGTAAAGTCGGATGATCTTAGTGTTCCTTGTTTAAACAGTACGAAAAATCCTGTGTTGGCGCTGCCGTTACCCTTGCCGTCGCTTCTATGTAATAAACTGAATGGTGCAATATTGCTAGGTGCTTTTTCGTAAATATAATCTGTATTTTCAAAAGACGCACTAACAATTTCAAAATTAACATTAACAGAATCAATGCTAGTTGTAAATCCATAAACAGGAACTGAACCAGAAGGTATATTTATTTGGTATTCTTCCGTAAGAATTCCGTTCAAAGTTTTAGAACCATTGGGGTTACCTATTCTTTGTGTATCTACCAAGGCTGCATTTAATACCAGCGTAATCTGCTCTAAGTAATCTTGATTGTTAATATCATTCCAATCAATTTTAGTGTTTGCTAAATTTTCACCGTTTGAATCATAAACATCTTCTGTTGTAGAAATACTTGTTAACTTTAACATTCCGCTTGCGTTTACACTACGCTTTGGATTATAACTTACCAGTCTAGCAAGTCTTAAAATACTTTCTCTGCGTTCAGCAGTTGCTAGGAAGTTTTCTCTAGCATTTAAATCTACTCGGTAACTAATGTTTTGTGTTACGTAAGCGATAAGGTCAATTAACGCAATAAACTCTGAACTTTCAATATAGTCGTTAAAGTCTTCCGGATAATACGCTTTAATGTAGTCAATCATTGACTTGCGTAGTGTTTGGAAGTCGTAACTTTCAAAGTCTGCATTAATAAAGGATTGGTATAATACTTTCCAATCTTCAGATGCGTAAATATTATTTTGTCGTGTTGTTATAGCCATTATAATGTACTCAATGTGGCGGTAGTTGTTTCAGTATTAAAATCTATTAATAAATTTTCCATTACTTGATCCGGAATAAAAGTCAAATTTAACTCTATCTGTAATCCATGATCATACTGTTTAACTACAATTTCATTTGCTTCTATTCTTGGATCGTATGATATTACATCTTGTATATCTTTTCTTATTATTTCAACTGTGGTTTCGTTTAATGGCTCATAAAGCATGTCCCATACCACAGATCCAAAGTCCGGAAGTAACAACTTTTCCCCTTTTCTTATATTGAAATGGTTTATGAGATCCTGTTTAGCAATATCAAAACCAGTCAATGTGAAAGAATTAGAAAATTGTTTACCAAGTGTATTGAAGCCTTTATATGTAATTGCCATGCTAGTATTTAGTGTTTTCAGTAATGTACGCATATTAATAATAATATTAAAAATTTTAAATAACTGCGATGAAAAAGAAAAAAGTTTGGATATTCGGTGACAGTTATGCCGCGTCTTCCTGGAAACCCGGCTGGGATAAAAATGATTGGCCACTCCGCATTGCGGAAAAATATGATGTAAAAAACTTTGCATCGGATGGTACCGGAGTTAAGTGGTCGATTGACAAACTAATGAAACTTACATTTGAACATTTGAGATATGGTGAAAAAACAGAAAACATTACTGTTATTTTTTTTGTATCTGAATATATCGGTCGTCCCTCCTTTAATTTCATAGATAAGGAAGATCAAGTCCACGTATTCCAGGCTTTATGTGTACCGGATAATTACTATGGTTCAGAAGATCATTACGTAATGAAGAGAAAAGATGAAGAGTATAAACAATGGTTTGATGAGCATCTTAAAGAAATAAATTCTAGATATAAAAAATATAAAGATTTTATAAATCAATTCTACAATTATAGTAATGAATACCAAGATATATTTGGAGGAATTTACGACAGTTGGAACGTCAATTACATATCTTATTATACGTTATTAAAAGAATTAAGTAATCAATTTAATAAAATGCTTGTAGTTCCTGTCCAGGATACTCCACATGAATTAATTGGTAAAATAAAAAACACAAACAAGTTTATGATAGCAGAAGGCCCGCAACTGCGCCTTCACGATGAAGACAGTATTGACTTGCCGCAACCAAATCACATGAGACAAGAAAATCATGATATTATGTTTAATATGTTAGTTGACTGGATTGAGAATAATACTGTATTTAATACAGAAAAACTAATAAAAATTACACACGATTATAGTAATGAACACCAAGATGTATTTGGAGGAATTTACGACAGTACCAAATAATATGCTACTATCAATTATGTACTGCTATCTGAAATATGTACTATGCCTTCTTTACCGTCCCATGGCTTAACATCTGCGGGTTTTGCATTGTTTATTCTTGGATCTGGTTCATGCATTGGAACACGTTGCATTGCAGTATAGTATGAATAACTTCCATCTACTGCCCAACGTTTTCCGCCGTAAGTATTAGATGCTTCTTTATTAACCCAATTATTTTCGTATATAGCAACGGTGTCAGGCGCTTCTGCTATATTTCCTGCTTCTGTGTTAAGTTTGATAGGATACTTTGCGCCGCCTCCACTTTTAGCATAGATACACGCTGAACTAGTAATACTAACTGCTTCTTTAGAAGTAATATTAAACCAACCGTCAGAAGAAAGATTAAATGTTCCAACAGCATACTGTTTCATATTACCATTGATATACATATGTGCGTGGCCCTTTCCTTCGACGTTTCCTGGATTTGTTTGAACTTTAAAGTTGTGTCCTGCTAAAATATTAACATCCTCGCCTGCTTGTATATTAACATCAACATCTGCTAACATATTGACACTACCTTCAGCATGTACACTTATGTCTCTAGCACTAAACACATCCACGGAGCCATCGTTTCTCAACTCTGCCCATGCATTACCACTAGCCGTGCCTACATAAATTGCGCCACCGTCGTCACTTAATAAAACTTGATGCCCTGTTCCTGTACGTAATCGTATAAGTTGGTTAAGGCCTTGTTGGTCTCCATCGTCCATAACAAACGTATGTCCGGACTTTCTACTGTAGGGCCAGTCATATCCAAATTTATTTGTTTCACTAACTAGGCCTTGAACAATAGTGCCTTGATCTGGATCTAGAGGTCCAGGCGTGGATATACCGAAGACATTAGAAGGACTCTCTCGCTGTGCGCTTGATGTTGTAATACCTCTAATATAATCCGCTTCCAGACCCTGGGCAAGTAGAGTGTCAAAAATAGGGTGAACCGGCTTCGGTATGTTTTTCCAAGCGGTGGTGCCATCAAAACTGTCTATTTTTGATTTATTGTATTCCGCCACAGGTACTTCGAAATTCGGCGACGTAATGCCGGCACTTGTGGTAGATTTAGATTTCTCAAACGCAGGAGATGCCGCAATACCTGGCACCATATGTAACATTAATGCATCAGGCACATACGCAATAATATATCCATTTTCAAGAATACCCTCTGCAAATACAACCATAACTTGTGTGTCAATATCAGGAGTTGGTAACCACATACCGTATGACTTGGTGGTCGTTCCGTAATCACCGTCGTTGCCTACATCTAAGTTATTTGTTCTTCCATACCATGGTAAAGCCAATGAGCATACTACTACGTTGGCTTCTTGTTCTGTTTTATCATATTTGGAACCGCCAGTCGGTGACGACTGTCGTTGTTCAGCCAAGCCCGGAATATAAACAGCGATACGGTTCATACCACTGTCATCACCATATCCTTTTACAATACCGACATAGGGACCCGGATCAACTTTTGCTGAATATTCCCGAGAACCGGTGGGGAGACCCGGAGTTGGTTTTTTTCTATAATCTGATTGACCAGGCATTATGTTTTCCCGTTATTAAAATCCTCCACCGCCTCCGGTGGTTGTTGAGTTTTT